CCTCTATACCTTTTGTTATCTCTGCATCAATAACTAATTTCTCTGCTGCTTGTCTCTCTATGTTAGCAGGTTCACTTGCTTGGGCTTCTGCTAATGTAATTTTTGAATCTGCTAATAATTGTTCCGTTGCTCTATCTACACTTTTAGTATCAGGATAAAGATTTCTTTCATCTAAAGGGATTCCATCCCTCATTGTTGTTAGTTCATCGTAAGGATTAATATAATCATCGTCACTAATATTTCGTCCAACAACTTCTTGTTCTTTAAGTTTCTTTTCTTCTTGGCGTAATTTAAAAGCTTCAGGGTCAAATATCTCCATCTCGGGTAAGCCCGAAGAACCATCTTCCAAGTCGAATTCCGTATCGTCTTTTTTTTTTACTTGTACAATTTCTTCAACCGTAGTAATACCCATAAGATTTTTAAAATCATCAAAGTTATCATTGTACCCATTATCTTGAAAATGAGTAAATGAATCCTGAAGTGCATCGGGATTACTTGTAATTAATTCTTTAAAAGAATCAAATGTTTCTCTATAACCATTGTTAAGAAATAATTGATAAGCATCTCTTATAGCATCTTCATTCATATTACTTTTCTTCTTTTGGTTTGTTATAATTTCCTACGTTTACGGAAGAATTTACTTGTTGTACTACTGTTCCCTTTGGCAAATTACGTCTTGTACTTGTTCGTTTTCTTTCACCTGTTTGTGATTTCCCTTGTAAATAAAGAGGAAGCCCCGAAGTAGTTGGCGGTTCTGTTGATGCAGTAGCCCACGCTGCATCTTTTATTTCTTGTATACCTTTTTCAATTGCAGCAGCAGTAGCCTCAACAGTTCCCTCTAAGGCTATTGTTACAATTCGTTTACCTGCAGCATCATTAATTGCAATTTCATCGTCTCCAATATTTGTGGTAGTTACTTTAAAGTTCTTAGCCCCCGGTATATTTGCAAGAGCCGCTATTAAACTTTGCTTTGTTTTATCTTCACTATACTCACCGGCTATCACATTCCCCTCTGCATCCTCTGTCTCTAAATCTGTTATGAAATTATCAACTGAAAGTACACTATCCATTTCTCTTTTAAAAGTAACTTCTTTACTTTCTGTAGTTATCTCATTAGATGCACCAAACCCTACTGAGGTATTATTAAATGCACTTGATAAGTCTACTGTATTTGATTTCAATAAAGTATTTATATTTTCGATTGGTTTATTGCTAAAGAAATTTGCCGCTCCCGTAACCCAAGATGTTTGGTCTAAAGGCTGACCTGTTACAGGGTCTAAGAAACTAATTTCTTCAGGCGGTCTACCGTCTGTATATGTAATAATTACAGAAGTATTATCTCTGTCAATGGTATCTATTAATTTATTAGAACTCCTTATGAAATCAATTGATTCTTTAACCTCCGCATCATTTCCGTAAAATAATTTAGCGGTATTAGTAAGTGATTTAGTATTTGCGTTTTTTGCGTTCTTGTTATTTGTTTCAGCAGCAGTCTCTCTTTGATAATCATTAACTGATACTGCTTTCTTCTCTCTGTTTACTTTGTTTCTAATTGCAGTTCGCATATAAGCATACACTTGGTCTTCTTGCTTTTTAGCATTAGGATTTATTGATGCATCAAATACAGGTGCAACCGTACCGTTTTGTCTGCTTAATAGAATTAAATCTCCATCTGCTTTTGCTTCATCTTCTGAAAAAGTAAAACTATATTCTTTACCATCTTTACCAAACTTTACAAAATCTGTAAGTACTGAAGAGGTGTTGTAATTACCTGAAGTAAGTTGACCTTTAATCCAATCATTCTCTGCAGAAAGATATAAGTTTGTAATCTCTGTTTCTTCTGTAGTTAATCCTAATCTATTTATATCATCTTTAGAAAGTACTTTAGCAAAAGGGTCTATTGATGTAATCAATTGCCCTGCTGCTGACCTACTACCTTTTATTTTTGATATTTCTGTCCACGCTCCTGTAGACTCTACCCAAGCTGAAGTAGCTTTCTCTACATCGTACTTATTAAATTCACCTGTAATTTGACCACGTAATGAACTTACTGCAACTAAATCATTAGGGTCTGATGATATTGTAGTTAACCCTGTTTTTGCATTTTTTTCTCTGAAACCTGCACTAACTTTTCCTGTTTGTGGATTAATAACTAATTCACTTTGATTAAAGTTTGCAAACCCTTCAGCATTCTCCATAAGCCATACTTCCATTTTCTGAGAAGCAGTAGCAGGGTCTTGGCTTTTAAACCTTTCCATCTTATTAGCAAACTGAGCTTGATAATCTTCTATTAAACTAAAAGCATTTTCAGTACCGTCAAGTAAATTCTGACGCATCTGAGTATAATCATATTGACTTAAGCCTCCATTCTTTAATAACTTATCTTGTACAAGCATTACTTCTCTTGCATTATCTGAATAAGCTATTCCCCAATTTCTAATAGTATCACTTTCTCCTTGAGGAGATTTGTCTAAAAGTTTTTGGAAATCTCTTGTTCCTTGGTCAACTGCAGCCTTAGCTTCTACACGAGTATTTACTTCGTCTTTAACAACGTCACTTAAATTTTGACTTACTTCAGCCCAATTAATATCTGCTTGAGGGTCACGAGGTTGGTACTTATAATATGTTGCCATTTGTTTTTATTTTCGTGTTACATCAAAAGGATTAAACGCAGCATCCATATAAGGCATTCCACCTGAAATGCCTCGTTGGTATCTGTCAGAATAATTACCCGTAGGAGAATCTAATTTATCTATTGCGGTTTGAAAATTCTTTGATGCTTTTGCTTGAATTAGTTTTCCTTCGGCTACTGCACCTGCAATTGCAGACATCGGTGTTCCGTTTACCGTTACACCTCCTGCTCCGGGTGCTGATACAGGGGGGGTTGCAGATACTGATGCTTTTTCTGCAGCTAATATTGCTGCTTGTTTATCTAAACCTGCTTGTGTAGATTTTGCTTCTGCAAGTGCGGTTTTATTTTCTCCATATAAATTAAACATTGAAATACCATCAGCTACTGCACCAATCGTTTGATTTATACCTTGTGTGTTTTGTGCCGCTGCTCTTGCTTCTGCTGATGCTGCTGCTTGTTGAGCACCTGCTACTTCTTGCAAGTCCATACCAACACTTATATCTCTAAGCCTTGAATCTTCTTCTGCTTTTTGTGCTTCAAGGTCAAATAAATCTCTATTCATTTCATCACGAATAGCACCTTGACCTTGTTGTTGTTGTGCTAAAACTCTTCCTGCCGTTGCTGCTCCACCTCTTTCACTTTCAACACCTGCTTCTAATGCTTGTGCTCCTGCTGATAGCATTGCTTCACGTTCTCTTTCGTAAGGTTCTTTGTTTATTGATAATGCGTCTGCAAAGTTAACTTCAAGTTTTCTTCTTGCTTCTGCCATTTTTTTCTCAGCATCTCTTTCTGCAACTTCTTGTGCATTTCTTGCACGATTTGCTGCACCAAAAGACATAAGTGCTCCTACTCCTTTAGTAGCAACTCCTGTTCCTGCTGAAATTAATAATGCCGTACCTGCCGTTATTGCACTCATATTTTATAATAGTTTAATCATTTCTTTATTGTAGCTATCTCCTTGTGCGTACCCTTGTCTTTCATAAGTTTCAATTAAGCTATTACTTTTAATTAAAGCGTATGCATATTTTGCTCCTGTTGTCTTAGCTACTTCTGTTAATTTTTGAATTAATAAATCCATAGCTTCTCTTCGATGAGGTTTTTTTCTATATGTATGGCTTGATACAATCCAATCAATCCAAGATAATTTTGAATTAGAATTATAAATATATCCTGCACATATTGGAATATCATCATCAAAAATAATAAGACCTCCTGTTCCGTTTTCAGGAAGAAAATCTTTTATAGGTGCATCCCATCCCCAATCTGACCACCATCCTAATAAAATATTCTCGTAATCATCTTCGGTAATCTGTTGTATTTTAAAGGCCATATAGCAAAGATACTAATTTTATGGGTAGCTTTTCATTACTTCTGACTCAACCGCAAATAGATTGATAGGTGTTGTATCCGTATTCTCTATATTAAAAACACTATAGTGTCCTAAAATTCCGTGTGATTCTGCAACTGCATTTTTTATATATAAATAAAAAGCATCTTGAATTGGTATTGGAACTGCAGGAGGCGAAGGTGCAATGTTAATTGATATAGTATTAATACCATTTGGTAAATCAATGGTTATAGCGGTTATTGCTCCTGCTAATTGAGGAGAGGTGTATGGAGGTAATGCAAAATAAAGAACATCTCCAATTGACATAATGGTAGCTAAGTCCGTATCTAATGAAAACGAAACTATTGTTCCTGCTGCATTAACTGCAGAACTTGTACCAATACCATTCAATGAACGTAATACATATTCACTTGCCGCAGCAGGTGTTGCTCCTGAATTTCTTACAAAAGCATAGAAACTTCCTTCTTTCTTTTCAAAATAAGATGCGTTAATAAATCCTCCCGTTTGAATATCCGATGCCATTGTAACAGACCATCTTGCATCTCCCTCTAAATTAATTGTTTTAAATAATTTATTCTCAAGAGGCATATCATTAAACACAGATTGCAAAGTACTTGTATATTGTACTTCATAAAAATTGTTTCTTGTTTCATTTACGTTATGACGATAAAGATTCCCTTTGTTAAACGTATAGAAAAAATTATTCATACCTACCATAAAATCAGGGTCATAAGAGTAAAAGGACGGCCATCCATTTACTCCTTCATCATATACTAAAGTGTTTGCCATTTTTTATATTTTTATTATTGTAAACAATGTATTGAATCTGAACATTCATATACAATACCATTAACTAATGTTGAATCAGCAGTTACACCTGTAAACGAGGTTATTGTAGCACAGTATACTGCTCCTGAACCCGGAAGTCCTATTCGATATTGAACTACATCACCAACACTATTACTAAAATCATCGTATGCTGATTGGTTGTTACCTGTTAGACAATCACTCATTATCATAATCTGTAATCCACTTGGACAATTATCTATTTCAGTTATTATTCCTTCAATAACTCTCATATATCTACCTCCTGAAATTTTATAATAACCATTAAGTAAAGCAATACTTCCATTTACGTCTGAAAAAACAAAATCGTGTAATGCAGGATTACCTGCAGAACCTGTAACAATAACGTTATAAAACGTTTCTCCTAAAGTTAAAGGACAAACTGTTCCTACAGTTGCACCTAAAACTGAAGCACTAAATCCTGTAAGTTGTATAGGACAATCTATAGATACACCCCATGCCGTACTTGTACAAACTCCTGCAATGTTTAAACTAACTATACTTGGAGATGCAGTTGTTTTTGGTATAACCATTACACTTGCCCCGGGAGGTGCTCCTAATTGAACTTGACCTGCTACTACTGTTTCCGTTTGAGTTACTCCTGTATTTACAAATGTATTTGATGCGGCTATATAATTAAATATCGGTACGTTTAACGTTGTTTTTGGTAATCCACAATTAGCACTTGAAGAACCAATATAAGTAGCTGCATTATTTACTGTTGATTCTAATCTTCCAACATTAGGAGAACTAAATTTATTATAAACCACACTATTAAATGTAGCTTTAAAACCATCGGGTATACTTGCAGGATTAAACGTTATTCTCATAGCACCAATAGCAGTTCCTGCATCAAAATCAAGTGTGTAAATTCCTGTAGTTCCATTTACATTAATGGTCTCACCACAAGATACTGCACAAGAAGGACATACCTGTTGCGGTAATAATTTACCTGATACTTGTTCTCTACTTATAGTATTATCTGAATAAAATTGGTCAGGTGCAAGTGTTGTCAATTCGGCATTTGTAAAAACTGCCGTTGAATTGCCTAATGTTATTCCATCTAAAAAAAAAGCTGCCATAATTAAATTTTTATTAAGGTGTTGGGGAACATCCACAACACGCTAATGTTGGACTTGCTCCTGCACATAAAGTTACTGATGTACTATTTCTATAATCCCAAATTAAATACAAATACGTTCCTACACTTGGCATAGTAAATTCTGCAGAAAAAGCAGTATTACCATTGCTCGGTTCTGCGATAGGAGTTGCAATTGCAGATGCAGTAATTAATGCAGTTATATCTGCGGAATTATTATTATATAAAGTGTTCGACCTAAGAAATCTAAATTTATCTTGAGTCAAAACAAAATTGTAATCATCAGTTTGTATTTTATTAGATAACATAGTTACAACAGAACCATCAGCAGGTATAACTCCTCCACCTTGTAATCCTTGTATACTTTTATACAAAGAAACAATTGGTGAATTTCCTGTAGCAAACTTTACATTTTCTTTATGTAATGGTGAAACAAAAGTTCCGTCTTTCCATCTATATTCATTAGTAATAAACTCACCTCCATTGTTAGCAGAGTTTACCTGTACTAATTGTATTGTAATACTATCTGCAGCAGGACAAGCATAAGTTAATTCTACTGTACCTGCACCATTAGCAGTAAAAACAATATCAGCAGATTCTTCATTTACTTTATCTTTGTCAAATGTTAAAACTCCATTTGCAGTTACCGCTCCTGTATTTACCGTAACGCCATTATATGTTGCAGCTAAATTAATACTATTACCTTCAGCAGAAAGAAACTTATAAGTTAAATTCACATCACCTACAAGACTTCCAAAATTAACACAGAATGAATATGTCTTCGCTGATGATGATGTAAACGTTTGTGTAATTCCACAATTTAAACAAGGAACAGGAGAAGGTATTTTAATCTGATTGTTACTCAAAACATACTCGTTCATATAAGGGTCGAAACCACCTAACTTTTGAGTCTGAAAAGAAGTTTGAAATAAATCTCTAAAGTAACCTCTCAATCCAAATGTAGATACAACTTGTAGTTGCTCATCTCTTGCACTTTGTCCTTTCAACATTATTACCGCTCCTCTTTTGGCATCAGTAAAATATTTAGAAGCACCATATATTGCAAAACTTTCAGGGTTGCTACTTATACCAAACTCTTCAATCCTTGCAATCTGAGTTCCTAATACTTCCGGTACTGTAGTTAATAAATTTCCTGCACCTGCATCAGAAAGTAAATTCTTACCTGCCAACACATATGATATTTTATCTTCCTGCAAAACAAGAACATCTGTCTCTCTTGCAAAAAGTTTTTGAATAGGCCCAAACGATGCTTCTAATGATTTAAAATTTAGCAAGCCTCCGTTAAACTCATTTAGTTTATTAACGTTTGATTCTTCATTATAGATACCACTATAAGTAATATCAGATAATCTTTCTGCTTGTTCGAATTCTGTACCTTGAGTTGTAAGTGCTCTGTTACCTAAGACCAAAGGTCTTCCTGTAATAGAATCTTGTATCTTAAAACTTTCTACTCCATTTCCAAAAGCAAAACAATTAAAAAAATCAGTTTTAATTATAGCAGGTGTGTTAGTAGAAAATACTTGATTTTGTGTATTACCACTATGCTGACCTATTGCATCAATTGCAAACGAGTCTGAAGACTCATACCATAAATCCGGTTCTGCATCTTGTGAATCTGATTCAAAAACAATTGTATCTTCTGCTCTAATAACTACAATATCAACTTCTATACGAACTGCTTTACGGTTATTACCTCTATAACCTTTTGAACTTCTTACTTCAAAAAATGTACGTTGCTGAAGAGTACCTGCACCTGTAGTATTAAATCTACAAGAAAGCAGAGAGTAACCACAGTTTTCTAAAGTCGTAGCATTATAATTTGGCCCTTCCATACCACCAACTATATTAGTTGCTTGTGCCTCTAATGCTGCTGCTATACTATCTCCTTCAAACCAATTTTTAAAATTAGTATATAAATCACTTGATACAAATTTAGCTTCTACTTCCCAACGTTTTTCTCCAACGTTATTTTTACCTCGTCTTAAATTTTTAATAACCATATTTATACGAGAACCTTGTGGTACTGTATAATCAATAAATTGTCCGGGTGCTGCAATATTTTCTACATCAACAGGGTATTGTATCAACTGACATCCACCTGAATTTGGCCCTCTTACCTTTTCACCATAAGCAATAACAGGATAATCTCCAAGTATTGTGTTAAAATTATTTGCTCTTATTTTCATATAAACTCCTGAAGGAACTGCAATATCTGCATCTGCTGAATTTATCGGAGGAGGGTCTAAAAAATCTCTTGGTTGTGCTTTCTTTTCTAATACAGTTGTTCTTGTACATCTTTGCACGACACCATTGGTATCTGTCTTAACAAGTAACTCATCTCCTTCTTCAATTTTTTGAGAGTTTTGTCCGTCAAGTAAGAAATAATTAGCACCTGATGTTGGGTCTCTAAAAAAGAAATTTGAATAAATAATATCATATTCTCCCTTATCAGGCTTGATACAAAATTTATATCTTTTAGCCCACGATGGTGCTATCTGTTGAATAGGAATTGTTACGTTTATTTTATTTACTGAATCTGATAAAGAACATCCAACGTGTTGAGTATTATTAGGACTAACAAGAGCAGATGATGCTCTGTTATAATCATCCATATAAACAATACCTATTTCATAATCTCTATTACTTTTTAAACTTTTAGGGTCTCCAATTTCTTGAAAAGCTGCTTGAGCAAGTGTTATATCGTAATAAGAATAAACTGTTTGTGTAACATTTGCAGGTACTAATGAGTCAACATATTGTACTGCAGGTATTTGAAAAAATATTAGTTCTGATGAAGGAAAAGAAATAATCTTTATTGGTTGTGCTATTGCACTTATACCACTATTTACTTTAAATAAAGTATCTAAATCATTATCAACTTCACAGTTAAAAAGGTCTGTAAATGTTGATGCAGAACAAGAATTTTGTACTGTTTGTATTGTAGCAGCATTACCTATTCTTTCAATAAAATCTGCATCAATTGAAAGTGCGTATGCAGAACTATAATTTTGCTGAAGAGTATACTGAAAGCTAATATCTACAGGTGCTTGTTCTTCTACAGGAAAAGGAGTTTGTCCATTGTAACTATTAAATGTCCATCTAAGAAATATATCTATAATAGAACCTGCTACTAAAAATTTATCAGTTAAATTGATACTAAATGTTCCAATAGAACTTACATTACCATTTATAGTATAGTTAGCTGAAATTGTAGTTGTAGATAAATCACTTCTACCTACTTGCTCAGATGTTAAACTTGTAAAATATTGTAACTGAGTTGGAACAAGAGAAACAGGACTACCTGTATTTTCTCTTGATAAATCGTATCCTTCTAAGTAGTTACCATACATAAGTCTATTACCCATAAGAGTCTGAGACTGAGCAATTTTAGGAACGTTATCGTATAATCTTAATATTTCTCCTACCGGAAGTATAGTAAAAATTTTACTATTACTAAACGTAAAAGTATATTCTGTATTATCAGCATATCCTAATTCCTCTTTATCTAATTTTTCTATAACTTTAATTATAGAATTATTCATATCTTTAAACAAAAGGTCTATCTCTTTTACAAGAGGCCCTCCTGAATTATAAGTGACATCACACATATTTGTGGTGTTCAACATTCCTGCATTTAAAGCAGTTGCAGTATCGTAGTCAAATATATTAGGAACAAAAGAAGGTTCACTAAATTGTGAAGTTGCAGAATATTCTCCGTCTTCATATCTATATCTATAAGCAAAACAAATAAATCTATTTTCTAAAAAATTATCTTCAGAGTTAGTTATTAAAGGTCTAATGCTTGGAGAAGTAATGGGCGGTCTTTTTAAAACCTGAATTGCTTCACCTGTAAACGAATCTATATTTGATACGGGATTACCGTAGTTTTTAAGGATATTAAATTGTCTTGGAGGATTAAGATTGTCTGTAAAAAAAACTAAGTTTTCAATTTTATTAACTCCTGTAATAAGAAATTTACTATCAAAATTTAAAGTAGTATTAACTCCACCTCCGTCATCTACACTTATAATATGATAAGTTAATAAGTTTGATGTAGTATTGAATGACACAACCATATCTACCTTTCCTGTTGGAGAAGTTGATACAGGCTCTGAGTTGGACGAAATAAACCAATACACAGATTCATTAGCACCATCTTCAAACGCACCAATACAACGTGCGTTAATAAGGGCTATCCCGTTATAGGTAAGTGTTGTTAGTCGAGTATTTCCTTTTGTGTTCTCAACAACGCCTATTTCAGAACCTTCCGTAGAACCCATACGAATATTTAATCCGTCAATGTACTCCCCGTTTGGCACGAGTCGTTCATCAACCATCTTGTTCATTTTCCCTTGTATAAAATTTCTTGAAATATTCGGCATATTATTTTATCCATTTATTCTGACCTCTCAGATTCATCAATAATCTTCCCGGATGTATGTTGCTAATTCTAATTTTTGCATTTCTCAGTAATGCAGTTTTACGTTTTCTCATACGTGCAACTATGTATTCCTGTGTATTTAATTTAGAACCAAGTATTGCATATTCAATTGATGCGTACACATACTCTTCGAATAACTTGTTTACAGTAATCTTACTGTCATCACCACCTTCCATACCGTCAGATATGTACTCAAGTACAACTAAGTTATTAGATATGCTTGAACTAAAGTTTATTACTCCTGCTTTTCTGTCTATAGTAAAAGTTGGATTAGAATTTGCAGTTTCTGTATTTAAACCAAACCTTGCACCAATACCATATTCAAAATACCAACACCCATCTACATTATATCCTGTCTGACCATTAAATTGTCCATTGTTTTGGTCTAAGTAAATGCTTGGCTTGCTTCCTTTTATTCTATCAAAGTCTAATGACGAGTCTTCAGGTCTTAAAATATTTCCTGATTGGTCAAATAAAACTCTTCCTGTTTGGTCTTGAAGATATGCTTGAGCACTTTGTACCTGAATGTTTTCACTTAATGGAAACAAAATACCATCTCTATACATAGAAATTCTAACCCAATTTACATAATCGGGAGGTAAAACAAATCTCAGACTATCATCAACCGCTAACTCTAAAACTTTTATTTCTTTAAAAGCATCATAGTTTAATTCTTGAATCGCTCTTTTTGCGTGAAACAATATCTTAAATCTCTCTTCATTGTTTACAAGACTATGATTACCCTGATACATCAACATAAAATTGTTTACTATATCATACAATGGTACGTATTGATATGAGCCCCAATTTACATCTTCAGGGGGATTAACTCCATTGTCGTAGTACTGAAATTCTGATATATATGCCATTATGCTTCTTCTTGGTTATCTTGGTTTTCTTCTGCTTGTGCAAATGAATAAACATCCGCTTCTCTAATCATAACTCCTGCGTACTGAAGTATTTTTAAAATCAACCCTACTTCATCATCAAGAGGTATTTCAAAGTCTTGATAGTCAGCAGGACTCTGACTAAATACAGGTGTTCCGTTTGCTAATGTTACGTATGTCCATTTTGGTTCTGCAGGATATCTTAAGTACTGTGCTTGAACTTGTCCTATACTATCTATGGTATTAGGAAATGCAGTTAATGCATTAGCCTCCTGTGTGTATGCAGGGAATGTTAAGTTAGGAGCAGTTAGTAAAGAATTATTCAACATAGTTATTTTACTATGTGTAACTTTTTCTGCTTCTTCAAATTTTGTAGTACTTTTATATATGGCATAAGGCCTACCAATAGCATTCAAATCTGTACGATTAGTTGTTAAAGTTGTTGAGTTATCTTTAACTGTAACTTTAGCGTATTGTACCCCACCGTTTTCATATGCGATAATATCCCCAATATTAATATCCGCAGTAAAATTAGCGGCAGAATCAATTAACTTATTATTGCCTGTTCCTGCTGAAATTGCCGTGGTAGTACCCTCGTCCAAAAGTGTTTGATATACTAATGCTTTATTAAGCAAGTAGTAATCATCTCCTGTTGTTGTTTGAGATGGTAATGAATAAATATTATCAGCAGTTCTAACTAAACCTTTTGTTTCTGAAAAAATTTCAATAGCTTCCTCTATACCTTTTCGTATATCTGCATAGCCCGTACCTGATTGACGTGCATTTTCTTTATTAATCTGATAGTTGTACTCATAAAAATAATTCTCAAAGATATCTAACTGTGCTTGTTTTGCAAATAAGTTAAAATCTGACGGAGATAGATATCCGTAATTGTTTTTATTTAGCACAGACAGAACTGTATTTCTTACTGTGTTTATCATCGTAAACTTTTTGGTAAAGATAAGCAAAAAAAAAGAGGGACTTAAAATAGCCCCTCGTTTCAATCTTACTCTTTATTGTTTTATTTTTCAAGCATCTTCTCAAGCATTTTAAGGACATCAATCCCTTCATCACTTTGAAGATATGATGCTACAATAAACATAGGTTCTTCACCATATGGTACTGTAAGCATTCTTGTTTTATTAGTAGATGTGTTAAACCAAACTTCTTTTCTATTCTTTCTAAAAGCAAGTAAACCTTTTTCAAAGAACAATGCAACATTTGCTTGTAACTTTAACATTGGGTCACCAAGAATATTTATAAAGTTTTGTGGTTCTCTTTTGGCATATACCAAAATATCACGTCTTAATTCTGCAGTTGAGGTTCTTGAAGTATCTGTTCCAAAAAGAACTCTACTTACATTCTCAACCATATCTACACTTAAGTTTCTTGCTTCAATTAAAGCATCTACCTCAAGATTAAGGATATTTACTATTGCCGCAGCATCTTTTGCTTCATCCACCTCAACGAATCTTTTTCCGTTTAAAGGATGTAATGATAAGAATTTCTGCAGTACTTGATTTTCTTTTCCAACATTTAAAAACCCATCTTCAAAGATAACCGGTTCTAAAATTGCATTGCCATCTTGTTCATCCTCAAAAGGACTTTTTTGATTTTTGGCATAACGAAGTGCTCGGTTTTCACCTGTGTCTTCATCAAAATACATTAAAGGAAATCTACGTGAGTTACGTGTTGGCAGCATAAAAGAAAGAGGAGCTGCTTCTCTTGTTAATTTGTATTGTCTTGCGACAAATTCCATTGGTTTTTTCATTTGATAAGATTTAAAATTAAATTTATATTAAAAAAAAGGGAGGCTCATCAGAATATTTATTGCCTCCCTTTAATATATTAATCTTCTTATTCAGAGAATATGAAGAAGTTGTTTGCACCTAATGTACATACTGCTCTTTCAGAAAGGAAGTTAACTTCCATTGCATCAAGGTCAGAAGTTTGAGCACCACCTGCAGAACCTGTAATCCAAGTTTTGTAGCGTCTGTCCTCAGTTTCTGAAGCACGGTATCTTACGTGTAAGAAAGGTCTCTTAGCATTTTTTCCTAAGATTTGGTCATAAACAGAAGTAGAACCTGCAGGAACTAACAATCCATTTACTCTACCTGAACCTGCAACAGTAGAAAGTCCACCTCTCATTGTTGGGTCATTCAAGTATTTCCAATCAGACTTGTAAAAGTCATAACCTCTTCTGAATCCTGTAAATCCTAAATTCAATGCCATTGTATCGTCATTGTCAAAAAGACCAAAAGATGCAGAGTTAGAAGCACCACCTACAACAAATCCGTTTAATGAAGCTAACATATCATCAATATCAAAAGAAAAATCTCTATCAACAAATATTACATTTTCTTCAATAGAACCTTGCTTGTCTAAACGACTAACAATAGTATCGAATTCTGTTAATGTAGTTGGATTTCCACCACCCCATACGTTACCTCTTGTAGAGACTACGTGGAAGATACCTTCAGAACCTTTGTTACCTACATCACCACCTGCTGCATTTAATTGTGCACCTGAACCTGCTTCTGCAGGAACTGCTTCAATCATTGCAGTCTCAAGATAATCGTCAAAACGTAATCTTGTTTCGTGCTCTGACTTCATATACCATAGGTATCCTGAAGCACCGTTTTCAGTTGTTACTTCAATCCATCCAATCTGTGCCATATCAGAACCTGATACTGCATATTTATCTTTTATGATAATTGGAGAATTTTCGAAGATGATATCATCAGCTTCTAAAGAACCTTGCATTCCGTTAGTTCCTTTTTTAAATTCAGAACCATAGATGAAGATTGTACATACTTGTGCTGCTGCAAAGCTTTGACCTGCTAATTCATAATAAGCTACATCAACTGTACCTAATGCTAAATCAACTGCAGTTACGATAGCTTTGTTAGACCCTGTTCCTGCATTATCAGAAATAAATAAAGTCTGTCCTACTCTAATCGCAATTGGTTTTGCCGGAGCAGTTGGTGTTGGAATTAAAACATCCGAAATTGTAAAAGTTGCTACTCCAACTCCTGCTGCTGCTGCAGTTGCACAGTTAATATACTTTGTGTGTAAACGTCCTTGCTCAGCCCATTTAATTAAATCTGAGTTAGACGGCATCTCTGCTCCTACCATACGTAAGAAAGATGAGATGGTTCTATTACCATAACGTTCAAATTCCTTTTCATAAGTATCAGGAAGATACTGATTCAAGAAATCAAAGTTTGTAATATAATTGCTTGCTAACGGTGTCTGTTGTGCACTTGGTTGCAATGCAAATGTAGGTGCTGCATTTACTTGTCCTGCCATTTTGTTTTTTTTTAAATTAATAAATTATTTTCTACTCTTAATTTTTAAGCCTCGTCCGTTATCCGGATTTATAGCTTTGTATTGAGTTCCTCCTTTTGATGATACTTCAGGTGTATTACGAGCAGACATATTCACGTTCTTAGTCTTTCTTAATAAATCATCAGTACCTTCTGACCTGCCTTGCTCATAAAAGTGCTTGGCAAATTTTTCAGGATTCATCGCTACTGCAAGTGCTTTGTGATACCCAACTGCATCTTGAAGTAAACCTTCTTCATTCAAGAACTTTTTTATAAAGTTTCCCGGATTAGATTGTAAACTTTTCAATTCCATTGAGTCACCCGGAGTATACGTGACACTTTTATTTTCATCAATAGAGAACTCAAAACCTTTGAACTCGCTTCCGAAAACTTCTTCTGTCTTTTGTGTAAACCATTGAGATTTACGCTTCGCTTCCTCGTCATAAGAACTCGCTTCACTTACATATTGCTTATAGTCCTCCATTTGCTTTTGGTCTTCATCAGAAAGAGAACGCCCACTTGACTCAAGAGGAATTCTATATTTTTCTTTTTCAGACTCAAAGTAATCTTTGGCCTTAGCAATTGCTTTCTTTTTTGAGAGTTTAGCTTTTCTAACAGTTGTCTCATCGTCAAGGTCTTCATCATAAGAATAATCCATCATCATTCCATCAATGTCCTCTTCGTCAAGACCTCTTTCAGTCGCAACTAAATAGTCTCTTAAAATTTTATCAGGATTTCCACCATCAAAGTCTTTGCTTAAAGCAACAAAGTCTTCAAGACCACGTCCTGTTTCTTTTTTGTATTTATAATAAGCCGCAACATCTTCAGGTAATTCCTGACTTTCTTTACGTACTTCATTTAATTCATCTAAAGAAGTAATATCTCTATTATATCTTTCTTTCATAAACGACAGAATATTTTCTTCGTTTAGTTCAAGAGGTTTACTTAATTCTTCTTTATCCGCAATATCAGTATTAACTGTATCTGTAGGTACTGTTACGTGACCGTTATCAACTTCGTTATACTGTGCTTCGTGCTTCTCAAGTAATTCACCTTCTACTTGTTGTACTGATTTTGCTTCTGCATCATCAACTACTTTTACATTTGTGTATTCCATATGATTTTGATTTAATTTAATTTTAATTTTATCTTGGACTAAACTCTGACAAATCAAATCCATCTAAACTATCCTCGTTTGATTCAAAACTCATTGGAGGTAAGTTATTTTTTCTTTGATTAATCAATTTACTTTGTTCAGTATTCTGTTGGCTAATTCGTGAAGCCTTTCCTACTTCTCTTTCATCTTCTCTTTTTGACAAAGCATCTACTTCCATTCCACGCAACTGCATATTCATTTCAAACTCTTTATCCATTAACATAGATTTTAATTCAGCTTCCTGTTGCATTTTCTGCATCATTCCTTGAATCTCAGCTTGTTTGATTTGCATCTTAGCTTGAGTTTCCATCTGTAATTGTTGCATTGCCATTTCACCGGCTTGTGCTTGCATTGCTTGTGCTGATTGTGCTTGTGCTGCTTGTGCTTCTTTTGCTTGTTTTTGTTCTCGTTCTTGTTTAGCTTGTCGCTTAACTTTAAGAAGTTGATTAGCAAGTTTAAGATTTTTTAATTCTCTTATATCAATAGCATCTTCAAGATTAATATCTCCTTTAGATAAAGCCATTTGAATATTCTGCTCAAGTTGTGACCTTTGTTCTTCATCAGGTGCTACTTCGATAAAAATTCCAAAGTCATAAATATATAAATCTGAAATCTCATTAAGTATACTTACGTTGTACTTTCCAATTTTATTAACAAAGTCATCTTTAAAATCTGCATACTGTAATATATCCGAAACTCTATATGTTAATGCTTCAGCAATAGTTCTATACATATATAAACTTCCGTCTAATATATGTCGAGTTGCAGTATTAGAATTTAATGCTGCTAACTTCTGTACACCAACTAAAGAATTAGGGTCAGGTTTACTACCATCCCTCGCTTCATTTAAGCCTGTTACAGACCTTATCATATCCATATAATGATTATAGTTACCTATGAGC